CTCCTAGCCAGAAGTACCAGTACAACTAGATAATCCTGACGATACCTAAAGTGTTAGTTGCTTACCTGATGTCCCTAATCCAGTTCGTCCCGACTTACCTCACTCTTTCCCCTCAGTCCTTTAGGGACAGTAAGGAGAGGGAGGGTGTTAAGACACTAGTCTTGGGCTCATCCCATAGCGTCTTTTCGTCTTTGGGTGGGGAAGCGGTGGCGGGCGATAGTAATGTGTACTACGTGATTGACGCGCCTATCAAAGCGGTTCCCTTGTCCGAGAACCTCGTGATAAAGAAAAACCTTTCTTTGATCGGTTATCAAAGCGCAGAGGAGTTAAGGGGTTTGTTGGAAGCCGTGCGTGTGAGACAGTCGTACTCCCTGGCATCTGTGGGTGATAGTTCATTTGATCTGCGGGCCCTGTGCTATGTTACTGGGGCCGTGTGTGCAACAGTCACTAGTGGGTGTGATTATGACTTTTCTCAGCATACGCCTTGCCGAGTCAGATTGCTCTCCCCTACTTGGACGATCCCTACAGTCACTGACTTGACGATCGCACCAGGTATTGCAACAACAGGCAAGGAGTTTGCTACGCTCGCGAGGATGTGTGGGGCTAGTGGCGTGTTGTCTATCACACTCATGAGTGATGTGGTGCCGCCGCAGACCCACAAGACCCTACAAGGACTAGAACTAGGAGTGTTCTGTCTCAAGCTGTTTTCAACCTTGATCAATTCTGCGCAATCCTGTGCGTGCGCTTCGATGCATGTTCAGGCATTCTTTGCTGGAATGAATCACCACCTCACCTTGCGGTCCCACACTGACGAGGGGGGGTGGATCAGGTCAGCGTTAAAAAGCGCGGAGTACCCACCAAGTGTGGGGATTATTACGGTTAGTGGCAATTCCTTCATGGGTGTATCGGCGAACCAAAAGCTCAACCCTTCGTTTGTACCCCAAGTTGTTTTGGGTATATTCTTAGAGCTGGTCGGGACGTTGATTACCAGTGATCCGGAATCCGGAGACGGAGTTACTATCCTAGCCAAGGATGGCAAGGGGAGCAGACCTAGTGACTTCTCAACACTGCGCGACGCATACTATCACGCATTGGCCAGGTTCAGAGGTGCGCTCTGTAAGGATTATGACCTGCATGTTAGCACGGTAGGCGACGACTCGTCATCTGATCCGTACTGGCGTAGTGACCAGTCAGACCGGCACTTTGAGGCTGAAGTAATAGTACCATTCTATTGGGTGGAACCTGGTCCGCTGACGACTAGGACACGCGAGTACCCCAATGTAATGGTGCAAGGTAAGTCCATTAAGCTCCCTCTGATGTCGGTGGATGCGACGTTCAAGTCAGTGGGATACCAGGAGCACGCAGGACGTGCGGTACGCGGCGGAGCCTCGTACCTCAGGTCCAAGGGGTGTAATCCTAGATTGGACGGCTGCAGCTACTTGATGTCGCAGCGCTACCGGCGTGAGAACGGCCTGGCCTACATGGAAGCTGTGACGAACAGCGCGGTGGGAGTGGTAACGACTGACGCTTTATTTGTGGAAGAGGGCGTCACTATAATGTCGGAACGAGGATGGGTGACCCCCCACAACCCAGTGCGCTCACCTGGAGAGGGACGTACAAGCTTACCGTTTCTCACGAAATACACGTACCGGGGACACCACGGTGAACCAAACCACGACGACTGGTTGACGGCCACTGTTCACAGTTATGTCAGTCCCCTCTTCGTCGTGGACCATGGACCACAGCTCCCAAAAAAACACATAGTTACCCATGCGTCCGAGCAATCACTAGCTTGGGCGCGCAACCAAGGCCGTTATATCCCGGCAAAGTTGTACGATATGGCATCATTCCCCCCAGACGTCATTGAACCAATTGAGTACCCAGAACCACAGCCAGCAACCCCCGAGAACGCAACCTCGGAGGGTTGTGACACGCAGATAGAGACAGAAGACCAAAACCCACCTAGTGCAGAAGGTATTGACACGACACTCACGATATCGGGAGACTCCGGTATGCGAGTCCGTTTGCCAGATGTCCAGTTGGAAACCAAGGACCCAGTGGGAGAGGGAAGTGTCTAGGACGCTCCCTCCCTCAGTCGCAGTTAGGCTGGGAGGTCAATGTCTCGACCTGAAAGAGGCTGTGGTTAGTATTAGAGTTGCGGAAGCAGTGTGTGGTAGTGCGGGGGCGCTACTAACGGCACTTCATTGTTATTTAGTTCCCGTCCAATATGGCGGAGTTAGCGTAATTGAAATAGTAAAAATGATCGGAGAAGCAAGTACAAGGAAAAGCACCGAGAGTTTGAGTATAACATCTAAAAAAAGAAAAAAGAAAGGGGTCGGGTCCAGTACTACAGGACGCAATAAGAAAAACAAGTGGAAGAGAGGTTACTCATCCCTTACATCAGCAGTGAAGTTGAATAGTGGGGGAAGCAGTATGGAGGGGCCGTCGCCGGAGGCTTCGGGAGATTATTATGCGGAGCTTTCATCTTACGGCGATCGTCTCATGGATAAGGAGAAGTTACTGAGGAGAGGGAGCAGGAAACGTTATGATACGCAGTTGCCATCAGCAGTTTCGAAGGCGTATATGAGGTGTTGGGAATACATACTGAATACAGAGTACCCTAAAGAGCTACTAGACAGTAGAGTGAACGCACCAGAAAAGGTGGGGGAAATGTGGTGCCGAGACTACTTGGATGACGCTTTCTCAAAACTCGCCATGCTGAGTGCGATTGCATCAAGGAGGACTGGCACCAGGATCGGAGGGATGAAAGTTGCAGAATTGGCCCAGCTCATGATGGAAGAGCGGGGGAGTTTCAACAGGTGTAGCATCATCCTTGACCTGGTTCAGAGCGGCATAGTCGACGACCGCATTGTCTTCCCGCTAAAGGACCATCCGGCAGCAGCGACGAAAACAAATGTTAGAGTATCGGACGTATTGACTGACATTAGGAGGTATTACCCCGGGTGCTGGTCGTCACTCCCGATGGTTATGGAAGGTCTAGTCGGGTGTGGTAACGATGAAGCAGCAGGATGGTTGATATGGTATGTTGCGGCATTCGAAGTTAACCAAGAGATAGCACTGGCTGTAATGTCTCTACGGCATATAAACGGGTGCATTAAGGAAATCTCGACTGCAGTAAAATCAGTCGGACTGAATTCGACACGGGAGGGGGCAATGGTGTGCGAGCTGAGTGTGTTAGTGGGGAGAGGTGCGGTTCCGGGAAATGCTGACGAAGACGTAATGCCGAGGATCAGTAGAAGGAGGTTCTTGTCCGAGAAAGCGGCAGTGATGGACCCCGTCTTATTGAGGGAAGCTATCCGTGACGTCCTCGCGGAGGAGCTGGTCGTAGAGCCAAAATGGGATGACAAAGACTCATATTGGAGCCGTAGGTGGATGTACACGAAGAGCGGGTCACATACACGGAAGATCGAGGATGTGGTGTTCGGACAGAGGTTAGACCTACCACCACAGCCCACACGGAGGGAGTTCTCAGAGGCGATTGAAGAGAATCTAGTGGCTTTCGGTAAGCCGGAGGTCTGGTCCGGGCTGTCATGGAAGCTGGAACACGGAAAAACCAGGGCGATATATGGGTGTGATTCGAGATCATACTTCACGTTCGACTACTTGCTCCAACCGGTGGAAGCGGTGTGGAGGAACAGGCGGGCTTTGTTGAACCCTGGGTCGGAGCTACAAGGGAAGTTATACCCTCGATTGGGCCAGGAAGGGCCCTATCGATTCATGCTTGACTTCGACGATTACAACTCCCAGCACACGCTGGAGGCGATGAAAATGGTAATTGAGGAAGCATGTGCCGGGGCCCCACGTGACGTATTAGCGTGGGCAATTGAGAGCTGGGACTCAATGTATGTTAGATGGGTGAGCTCACGGACAAGAAAGCTAGAAACCAAGAGGATGGTGGGGACACTTCCCTCTGGTCACAGAGCGACGACATTTGTAAACACCATCCTCAACGCAGCATACTGTAGGATGGTAGCAGGGGCTGATTACAACTCGGTCAAAAGCCTACATGCCGGGGATGATGTAATCATGTCTGGTGGTAGTGAAGCCATAAGTCGGATAGTGGCGAACGTGGAACGATCACCCCTAAGGGTGAACAGATCAAAACAATCAGTTGGCAATGTCGGAGGAGAGTTTTTGAGAGTTGCGTACCGTGAGAAGGAGGCTTTCGGCTACATGGCGCGTGCAGCAGCATCATGTGTAAGCGGGAACTGGGTTACAGAGGCAGAGGTATCACCCCGCTCATACGTCGAAAATTTTACGAGGCTATCGTGGACGATGGCGAATAGGAGCGGTGTTAAAAACATAGGTGCGGTCCTGACCAGCTCTCTTAGGAGGAGAGTTCCTGCGCTAGCCAATTTAGCACACGAAATAGTGACCCTCCGAACCAGCGTAGGGGGGTCACCAGTTAGGACAGATTCACCGAACAGATGGAAGAAGGTGGATCTAGAGGGTGGTCAAATCGAAAAACCGAGAATGGACGTGGGACTAGCGAGCTACGCAACTGACGCATACTTGCACGCCCACGTAGACATAAAATTATTAAAAGAAGCTGGGGTGGAGCCCGGGTCCCTGCGAGCCATGATGCTAAAGGCGTCATATAAGCCTAGGGGGACCATGAGCCCGAGCCGACTCAGCGCTACAGTTACGATATGCCCTCAGGCAGTCAGGACGGGGTTAGTCGTAGCTACACACTTCCCTCATCGAGGCGAAAAAACTTTACCAACTGCCCTGAAGATGTTAGAGGGGATGTTTAAGGCGGTAGATTGGCGGAAACTTGTGGCACGGCTGCGTGGGACAGATGAGTCATTACTGTCCACGACTGGGAAGATGGAGTGGCCGGTGGGATGCGATCTGGGGGTGAGTTACTCAGATTGCATGACATTACGTGAGTCATTCACGAGACCTACACTAGTAATGCCACTATATAGGGTGTATGTATAGGTGTCTTCGGCTGACACTATTAGACGGACGAACACGTCGCAGGACAAAACGTG